CCGTGCAAGTTATTTTTTCCTTGCACTATACCCCGAGGGTCTATTGATACGACCCAAACTGCTGTTTAATCTCCTAAAGGAGTTGTAAATAATGTATGAATCATGGCCCATAAAAGCAGTGGCACCAACCGACGTCTATGCTGTTTATTGCAAAAATGGGGTTATTACCCGCACCGCATTAAACGCTTCGCCGTCGGTTACGTACAATGGCAATAATTATCGCCAGGGTACGGACCTTCCTTCCTGGAGGCAGAAAATCGCCCATGGGGAGGACGCCACTACGTATTTTGAAGCAAGTCGCTTCAAGATACTTAATTGGGGCTATGGTACATATGAGTTGACTAGGGGTAGTTCTTATCCCCCCGGGGTCGAGTATCTTTGTAAATCAAAGTACTACGGTATGCCCGGCGTTTCTTTTACGCTTCCAACTCTTGCAAACGGCAGTGCCGCATTAGACATGGCAAAACGTCGGTTTGTATCACAAGCAAAGCAGAAACTAAACCCTATTCAAATGGGTGTAGTCGCTGGCGAGCTGATGAAGACGTTGCATATGGTTAGACATCCACTTATGACTTTTCGCAAGGGATTAGACACTTATTACCACAAGCTAATGAAAGCGAGTGGGAGTGGAAGGTTCCGCGGGTTATCTCGTGAAGAGGTTTTCCGCAAGCGGAAGGAAATGGTGACTGGCGCTTACCTTGAGGCTACTTATGGTTGGCAACCGTTGGTTGCTGACGTACAAGGTGGTCTTAAGGCCCTCGAAATCTATCGCGAAAACAATCCCTTTGAAATTACTAGGGTGCGTGCGAAAGGAAAGGACCTGCAAAGGTATCACGAGGTGTTAACCAACACACAGGCGGGAGGGTTTATCACCCTCACGACGGACTTTCTCTGTGAGAGTTCCGTATCTGTGTGGTTAACAGGAGGCGTTAAGGTATGGACGGATGGCAGTACTAAACCATGGCATAGGGTTTTTGGGATGGAACTCAAGAACTTTGTGCCTACCGTTTGGGAATTGCTTCCATACTCTTTTCTAATAGACTACTTCACTAACGTGGGTAGTATCATAGATGCCAACTCGATCCTTAGTGGCCGCATTGCGTGGCTCTGTAAAACAACTAAGACCGTTAGAGAGAAGCATCTCGCTTCTCAAAAATGTGCTCCTTTAGCTTCGTTTACGAATCTATTGAGCTCGAGTTGTTCGCCGTGCAGGTTCGCTTGGCGTAAGGTGGATGTTGTCCGCACCGGACTTGAGAGCTTCGTTCCTGAATTCAGGGTTCGGCTTCCAGGTTTTGGTACGGTACAGGCCTTAAATATCGGTGCTCTTGCATTACAAGCAGCCGGTGCCAAGCGGTTTAAGAAAACCCCGCTCACAATGTGAGCATTAAGCTGACACCAGAAGGTGTCTCATTAGGAGTGTCATTATGACAATTTCTGTAAGCAGTCCAGTTACTGGGAGTGCGCAGACGGGCTTTACCGCCCCGACGTACACTCTGGTTGCTGGCACGGCTCCGGAGCTGAACCAAAAGCAATGGGATGTTTCCGCACTTGGCGGCACCCAGGCTGGCGTTGCAGTTTCGTCCGTGTCTCTGCCCTTCACTGTGACGGTTAGTAGGCCCAAGGTTCTGAAAACCCTTGGTACACCCAACCCCGTCACTGGCATCGTAAGTAACATTCCGCGTAACGTGTATGGAGTTCTCACCCGAAAGGGTGTCCAGGTGATGGCAGGTGGTGTGACACCACCCGTCCCGATGATCATACGTACGACCATCGAAGTCCCTGCAGGTGCCGACATTGTCGACCCCTCAAGCATACGCGCGGCGTTGTCGCTTCACGTCGGTACCCTCAGCCAAGTTTCGGCCGGGGCCGGCGACACTACCATATCGGGCACTTTCTAGTGATCCCGGTTTTTAGTGATGCGACTATAACGCTAACTATCAAAGTTATCCTAGTAGCCTATCTGCTTTGCAGTGGGATACATGGGTGCGTCGAAGGTTTGCGACTCATAAAAGAGGAGCCTGCCTTCGTAGGCCATTCAGGGCCTTTTGGTAGTTCAACGGACCTTACCATTCCTTAGGTAAGGTGTCACTTTAATGTTATTTATTGGAGTTTGATGCCATGAAGATTACTTCTGGATTACTTCTTCAATGCATTTCACAGGACCTGTCGAAACATCTTGACAGAGGTCCGGAACGTGACTGGAGGTGCTTTGCGGCTGATGCGCTGGTGGCTAGCGTTGACAAGAAATTTGTCGACGATGTTGCTGTCGATGCTGATGCCAAAGCCCTCGAGCTTTTCCTTGATGTAAACGGTAAGCTCAAACAGTCGGTGCAGCCGAGTTTTCTGTACGACGACCTTTTCCTGGGGGAGCTCAGAAACGAGCTCTACAGGTTTTGGTTTTACCCTTCCAAGGGTAGAAACGTCGCTGAGAAAGCGGTTGCATGGTCCCTCTCTGATTGCTTTACGCAGGGGGGGGTCGGTCCCGGAAAGAGTCTGGGGAGCGAGTTTAACGATTTTTATTCAAAATTGTCGAACTCTCTTCTCACGACTACGAGACCTGTACTCTATAAGTCCTATAGAGTATCAACTTCTGAAATCCCATCGTGTGGAGCTGCTGAAGTAGCACGCGCCGAGCGCTTTGGGGAATACGAGTTGGTCGAATGCAACAGGTTAACATTCGCACCGAAACGTAACGACATCTCACGTGTAATTTGCATCGAGCCCACGCTTAATATGTTTTATCAGCTAGGGCTTGGTAAGTTACTTGAGAGTCGGTTGGCCACGTTTTATGGCATTCGCCTAAGTGATCAACCTACTTTCAACCGTGAGTTGGCGAGGCGAGGGTCTCTTGATGGTTCTTTTGCCACCATAGATCTAAGCAGTGCGTCGGATAGCTTGTCGTATGGAATCCTAAAACAGGTCCTTCCGCCCGTTTGGTTTGGGCTCTTGGATCTGCTAAGGTGCAACACGACTCGCTTGCCGGATGGCACGCTCGTAAAGCTGAACATGGTTTCTACCATGGGAAATGGTTTCACATTTCCTTTGGAAACGATCCTGTTTACTGCTATCGTTAATGTCTGCTATAGGTTATCCGGGTTTTCAACCTCGAGAAATCGTAGGTTCCGGTCCAGCAGTGTTGAGGGTTGGATACAGAACGGACAGGCGAGAGCCTGCCCTTACTGCAATGTCCCGACTCAGTATTCAACGCTGTCTTCATCTGTCCGACAAGCGACCCTTGGAAACAAGGTTAGTGAGCCTGGCAACTATGCAGTCTTTGGGGACGATATAATCGTAAAAAGAGAAATCTTTGATAAGGTTATTTATCTCCTAGGATTGCTAGGTTTTAGAGTGAATGCAGACAAGACCTTTTTTGAGGGTCCGTTCCGCGAGTCTTGTGGCAGTGACTTCTTTAATGGTCGCTTTGTGAGGGGTGTTTATATTAAATCCCTAGATACGCCGCAAGACCGGTATGTAGCCATCAATTTACTGAATGACTGGACTGCTACGACAGGGTTAAACCTGCCGAACAGTATACAGCTTCTTCTTGAGTCCGTGAAGCGGGTTTTAATTCCGCCCGAGCACGGGTTTGATGAAGGCATTCATGTCCCTCTATCTTTATATCAAGAGTCCTTTGACGAAAATGGGGCGGTTAAATACCGCTTCTTTAAGTCGAAGGCACGTGGTGTGAAGGTTGGGCGTGGAGGCGAAGTAAGCGGGCGAAGGCTTGTCAACCCTGACGGGTTGGTTTATGCTTTTCTCGCAGGCTATATACGCTCCCAGAAGATCGGCTTTAGGCAAAACAAGCCGCTTTATGGGTTGAAGAGCAATGTAACCCCAAGATGGGATTACATGCTTCCCTGCCGCTCTTATAGGCGGTTCAGCTATGCACAGTGGGGAACTGCTGTGTGGTCCAACCTATATAAGTAACGGTTGGGCCTAACCCAAAAGAACAGATTTTATGTTCTCCTCTCGGCTGCTGCCT